TTTCGTCGATCTTCCGTTTTACTTTTACGGTGCACCGGAACTCGCCCTACCCCTGTGTGCGATACATAAGCAGGAGATTGAAGTTCACGTGAAACTCAGGGACGCACAGAGTCTCGTCATAGGCGGCGACGGTGATTACCACACACTCACGGAACCGTTACACGTTAAAAATTTTCAGTTGTGTACGGAGGTGGTGTTTTTAGATCCAGCGGAGCGAGCGAAGATCAGGTCGACGCGCCGAGACTATCTCATCACACAGTTACAGAGAAACGTGTTCGATGTGGATGCTGGTGTCGATGAGGGTACGTTCAAACTAGATTTCATGAATCCCGTGAAGGAACTGTATTTCGTGATTCAACGTCAGGGAACCACAGGGGACGGTGTCACACAGGGTAATTTCGTGACTGTCTTCGATTACGACAACATTTACGAGACTGTGAATAATAAACTTATACTCTACGAAAATCTGGACACCGCACACCTAAGTCTCGACGGAGACGATGTCATCACAGCCGACACCGGAACGGTCACGTTTCTCAAGGCGATCCAGGCTGCGATTCATCACTCGAAGACCCAGCTCATTCGTCGATTCTATTCGTACAGTTTCGCACTCCAGCCCGAAGAGTGGTATCCCACAGGACAGATCAATTTCAGTGTCATCAAAGAACAGATACTGAAACTTAAACTCACACCCAGTCCGAATTTCTCGAGACAGATACGCGTGTACGCGTCGAGCTATAACATTCTCAGGGTTGGCGAGGGAATCGCTGAAACTCTTTTTAACAGTACATAGTAAATGATGAAGACAGGTTTCGGAGATACCGATGGTTCACGCGAAGAAGCGCACCTTAAATCCATGATGGACATCATGGTCCCCGTGATCGAACGCGGGGTTGTCCTAGCGGCCGAGTATTCCAAGGCGTGTGGTCGCGATGTCATTCTCTCAGAAGATGTCGAGTACGCGATGCGATACTGCGCGATGCGCACCGTCGGCCAGAATATCGGCAGCCTCTACCCAGAGACGTACAATTCCGATGATTCGGATGAAGAGTTCGATACCGTGGATCCCATGGATTGTCCCATGTTTGTCAGATATGCCGGTGATGACCCCAAGTTTCTCGCGGTGAACGAAGCCTACGACACCTGGCACTCGTGGGTTCCGCAGTCGCCGATGGAACAGATGCTAAAAAATGCTATTAATAATAATGAGTACATGGGAGCCTGATAGCTGGACGTTTTCTGGTGCTACATTCAAAAAATACGACGCGGATTCATCATCCGATGGAGACACGTCGGATGATGAACAGCAGCAACTCTTTTCGAAATCGAAATCACTCAGGAAAACACCGTATAAAAAATTAACAAAAGAAGAGTTACTTCCGGAGTGAAATTTTTTCCTAACTTATACTATACAAACTCACAATGAAGGCTGCTCTCAAGACCGTCAACCTCGTTACCCAGGAGCTCGAGACCCAGTCTCTCAACGCGATCGTCGCGGGTTTCTCTTTCGCCGCCGCCATGTCGTGGATGGACGTCGTCCGCTGGGTCATCAGCCAGCTCATCAAGGTCCCCAAGAACGGCGGTACCCAGTATGCGCTCACGGCGATCCTCACCACTCTCCTCTCCATCGTGGTTTACATGCTCATCTCCGGCATCTCCACTCGCGTCTCCAAGCCCGCTCAGCCCGTCTACGCGGTCTCCCGCTAAATTCGCTTTTTCATGAAAGTGATGAGTAGTAATCCCAGGGCGAGTATGATACCGATGTACGTTATCACTTCCCAGTTATAACCATTCTTGAGTTCAGGAATGTTTATGATTGGCTTTTTCTTTTCTGGAAAAACTTCATCGAGTTTGAGTTTCGGTAATCCATCGAGCTTGTCTGTCGAACACGTGATTTCAAATTTTAAGATGTGATCTTGGTTCATAAAATCGTACGGAATGAGTCGACCGTGACTCATGTAAAAAAATTCTACGCGAAGATCTTTTATGTATTTCTGTGGTCCACTATGAAATCGATGTACGAAGGGGTCATCTCCACCAGTGAAATGTATGGCGTCCGAACCATCGAGAAGAATGTGTCCGGTATAAAACGGTGTCGACGTGTATACACTCTGTGTGAACTCATCCGAACCCGCCGTGAGTTTCATCACGAGTGAATTGGGTCCGGCGAAGTTCACGGCGCCCGAAACCAACACGCCATCCGTGGACGTGTAATCGTTCGATCCGAACCCTATAACCTGGTGAGGTGTCGTGAAGGCGGACGTTCCGTCTACAAACCCGTTCGTACCCGTTTGAAACTCAAACGTGAATGCGTTCGATGCCCCGACGTTGGAAAAGTTCAGAGTGTTTGTCTCTTCGTCAAAAACCACGAGACTCACGTTAGACTCGGGTGGTGCGAGGATGGTCTCGAGATCTTCTGCGAGTACGTGTCCGTTGGAGTAATTCGTGGACGCGAGCGTAAACTCCACATCGTCGACACTGAATGTATTATTCGTGTCACACACGGTGAGTTGGGGTGTGGGGATTCGGGCGGACACGAGCTTTATTTCAGTCACGTCGTATATGGGATTTTTTAGAGTGATGACATAGTCGTTAGGTTTGGTGTACTCGTCTGTTTGACGCTGACTACTGTCTATAGAGAGGTTGTGTACCTTCATTAAAATAGGGGGACAATATTTTAATGAATGTTTTCGTCTATGATGTATACGTTTACTGAGAAAGACTGTGCGCCAGTGGGTTATTCGCGAGTTGCTGCTTCGCGATGTCTAGACGACGAGAGTTGGGATTTTCGTTACCCTTGTACGCGTTGAATTGATGGTACGCCGCCTGCTTGTAATGCTGCGTCCAACCACCGTTGGGGCCGTTCACGCGACCATCGACGCGAGTCGTGTCCGAGCGGACCGTCGTCAGCTTACCACCCTGCTTCCCCGCACTTTCACGAACGTTCATGCGACCGGGGTTACCCATGCGGTTCGGCTTTCCGCGTCGATCCTCTGGACGGAAACCATATTTCATGAGCTCATCGTTGGTTCGCGCCATCATCTGAGCGGCGGCACTGTTCGTGTACCCACCGTGATGACTGTGAATACCGGGCGCTGGGCGATTCACGTACGCGTACTGTTCGTCGTTGCGATCCGTCTTGAATCGGGTAGGGTCCTGGGAGAGCGTCTGCGCCGACACGAAACGTTTCGCGCCGTTGTACCCGAGACCGTCCGTGCGGAGACCCGTCTCAGACCTGTTCGTGGTGCGCTTGGTCTTCTCGTGCTCGTTGCGGGGGACGACACCCGACATGCCTTGCGCGCGACCGGGGAGAGTGGGATACCGAGAATGGAGGTGCGCAGTAGTCTCTGGTTTGTTATGGGTGAGCTGACCGACGACAGCGGAGCGACCACCTGTGATATCCGCGGCGGGACCGGTTCGGCCTGGGAGGGTGGTGAGCCTATACTCACCGACGTTGATTGGATTGACACGGAACATCTGTTGATAGCCACCGACGGCGGGGACATCGGCACCAACACCGAGACCCGGACCGACGAGTTGTTTCTCGATGGGACTCAAGTTGTTCATTCGTCCCTGGTCGTACATTCGATTACGCATATTCAAAATCTCCTGACCACCGCTCCTCTGCTGAACGGCGATGTCAGCGAAACTCTCCATCTCCCTCTTCGAGGGCACTTCTACACGGGAAACAAATTCATTCGCCTTGAAATCCGGAACCTGAGACGGGGGAGGTACGGGCTGCTTCGGCGGCGGTGCCGGGCCAATGCTCATATCAGGTTCAGCTTTCTTACTAAGAGTTCGACCGGCGTACACGAGACCGGCTACGGCCATGAGCGAAATGGGATCAGCCATTCTTACTTCTTACCGACATTTTTATTAACATACCTTTGCTGAAAAAGACCATTCTGGAGTTCGGCGCGAGTACTCGTGGGTTCGTACCGAATCGTGCGAAGGGGGAGTTTACATTCCATGTTGGAGAGGGGGAACAGGTTGCGCTCATAGGTCTGAACGAGATGCTTGTTGAATCGCGAGGTGGACTGGGGGCGAAGTTCATCGCTGGTGTCGATGTACTGCGCTGGAGAGCCCTTCCCAGCCCTGTACGGGGCGGTACCGTACAGCATGGTGTTGGGGCGACACCCACCACAGTTAAGCCCACTGGGCTGAGGATATACGAAAATCTCGTCCGTGGCCATGACAGGGGGAAGAGCCCCCTTGTTCTGAACTCGGGCGAGGCCTGGTTGGAGTTGATACGCCATTTATTATTACACGAGAATATTTATCTACGGTCTCCGTCACTACCTAAACCCTCGAACGCGCCGAGCTGAACACCTCGGGCATTCGGACTACAGAATCGAGTGTCACTCTTACACATGGGTCCATTTTTGGGGCCATACAGCCATTCGGCGAACGCCGTCTGGTCGCCTGGAATCTTCGTCACGGGGTTAGAAACAAATTGACGCTCCACGGCGTTACGTTGATATTTAGGGATGGGAGACCTAGAACGTCCAGAGTCGAAGGGGACGTGAGAACTCGCCATACCGTTGGGGGACGAATAGTAACACGCCTCGAGGCGGTTAGGGGCATCCGTGTAATCCGTGATGAGCACGTTACCCATGGGGTTGTCAAACGTAGACGCCTGACACGTCGACCTCTGGACGACATTACCGTACGTCTCCTTAACCATGTTCGACTTATAAAGAACGAATATGACAGCGAGCATAGTCATGCCGAGCACGTAAATACGCGGATCGCGTTTGATGAGAAATATAGTCGTAGTCACGTAAATGATAAATCGCGACGCAGCGTTGATGCGAGCCTCTGGGGACTGTGTACCCGTCGGCCAAAACTCGGCAATCTTATCACGCCTGATGAGTTGTTTCGGATCGTCGAACCACGCCTTCATTTAGTATACTATGAGGTTTATTTTTTCGGGAGAGAACCAAGCATACTGGACATCATATTCATGAGCGCATCCTGATCGACCGAACCATCACCGGATTGAATCTTGTCGGCACAGTCTTTCGCGATACCCTCGATCATCGTGAGTGTCTCCTTCGGAATGGAAATGATGGTGGTGCCTAGCATGTATAGGGTTTGGAGATACTGCCAAGTCGCATCCTTGGTGTTCGCACTCATTCGAGACCAGTACGACTTGATGTCGAGCTCCTTGATAAATTCGATATTCTCCAGCTCGGAGAGAAGGAAAGTTTCATCCTTCGCGGAAATCTTATCCGCGTAAGGAGTCACGCCGTTCATAAAACTATCCACGACCAGTCGAGGGTTGGTAGTCTTGAGAACGTCGAATGATGTCATCATCTTCTTGATGCCCTTTTCATCTGGAAAAGTCTTGTGCAATTCCACAAGAAATTGACCCATCATATCGTTGAACGCAGTCACGGACGCCATTTTCTTATTACAATGGTCTAATCTTTAAGTCTAAAAAGGGTCAGTCGAGATACTTTCTTTCTTACTCATCCCATTCGATACTATGAAGAACACGAGGATCGCGTTGAGTACCGCGGGTTTCGTGTACTTGTTGAGTTCTAATTTACCCTCGTTGTTGAGGTGCGCCTTGAGGTGAATGTACCCGGCGGTGATGGCACCCGCGATGAGGGCCGCACTCACTGGATCTCGCAAATATTCTGTTAACGTCTCCATTTAATTATATCCAACTTTTTTTGTACGCTGTTCGGGTGCGTCACCAAATAGTACGTCATCCTCTTCCTGAACTTGTTCGGGCCCTGGCATCGGTCCTGGTTCGAGTTCAGACTCGGGCTCGGGCTCGGGCTCTGAGGGCGCCTCGACG